GCTACCTCGTCTTTTGTTTCTTGTGCAATGTAAAAATTCTGGTCTGCTGATTGGTCTAAATCTGATGAAGTAAGAACAGAACCATCTTGGAAATCTGTTAATCTTAAATCAGTAGGTGTAATTCTTTGGATTGTAACTACTGCACCGCTTGTAGGTGTACTCGAAAGTGTTACCTGGCTAGGTGTAGGAAATGTAATATTGCTGTCTTCAACTCCATCTACATAAGCTTTTATATGGCTTAGTGCAATATATGGAAATGAGAATGAAAACGTGGGAGTTGAGCCATTTGAGGTGTAGCTCACTCTAGCTAAGAATGACATCCTTTTTATATATCTAAACTGTCCTGTTTTGTTTTACTTGGTCTGCTGTATGAAATCGTAAACACCTTTTTCAATACCTGTTGGGTATTGATTGGTTGCGCCACTGATACCTTCAATTAAACCTTTTTGGGTATAAGCATCAACTATAGAAATATTAGGGTTTATTGTTGATTTAAACTTGTCATCAAATTTAATTTCATTAAAAGCTAAATTTCTAAAAAATGAAACTTCATCATTAATCATTTTTTGTTTACCACCTAAGTTTGGCATATTTTCATCAATAGCTACTCTAGCAGGAGCATTTTTATAATCTTCTTGTTCTATTAATCGTTCTAAAGTTTTTCTTAAATCTGAATTTGCAATTTTTTCATTTAAAACTTCAAAAGCATTTTTGCCAAAATCTGGGTCATTTTTATCTGTTACCGTAAATTTTGTTAAATCTACTCTTTGCTGTTTTTTATCTAATCTAGGAATAACTATTTCATCATCTAGTATAGCTTTAGCAAGTTTATCTTTTTTAAATTCTTTAACAGTAAATGGATTGATTGCATTATTTATAAATCTAAATACTGCATTCTTTTGATATGCAATTGGTTCACCTAAAGGATTGTATCTTTTAGGAAATGCTCTTGAATTAATTTTCTTTTTAACAGTATTAATCATACCTTCAGTTTCTCTCATGTAAGGGTCATTATTAGCTCTTGATAAAATGTTTGGCCAATATGATGCTCCTTTATTAGCAATCCACCAACCCATTCCACCTTCAACAGCTTCACCATCAAAAGCTTTTACAAAATCAGTTAGTGCTCTTAGGTATGTTTTTGAAGCAATATTTTTATACATTGATTTATAATTCGCTACTGCAAAATTTTGAATTTTATCAGTTGTAGGTAATTGCTCTTCAACACCAGTTTCCATTTCTCTTACAATTTGACCAAGTATATTATTTTCAATTTGTATTTTATCTTTTTCATTAAGGTCTTGATAAATAGATGTTAAGTCAGCAGCAAAACCAATTAACATTCCAATGGGGTCTAATCTTCCATATTGTATCCATTTATCAGTTCCAGGAATTTTAAATGCATACTCAACCATACCTTGAGATTGTTGAATTTCTCTAATACTTGGGTCTGGATGATAACCACCTGTAATGTTACCAGACATCGTATACATAGATATTGAACTTAATAAAATAGTTCCTGTAGTTATTCTTCCTCTTATAGCTGCAATTTGTTCAGCATTTTTACTTGTTCCATAAAGGAAATCATCACGAATTGATTTTTTCCCTAATGCAAATGGTGTTCTTTGAACCGCTTGTATTGCAAGGTTTGATGGTGTTTTAACAAAAGGTAAAACCTGTTTTAAAAAAGGTGCTTCATTAACTGCTTCTTGTACTTTACCTAACACACCTTCTAAATCTTTTGTAAAAGTAACTTCTTGTGCGTATCTTGCAGCATCTTTATCAATTCCAATTAAACCAGTTTCATCAAATCCTTCTCTAAATCTATTAGCAACCATTTGGTCAAACTCTGTAATTTCTTTACCATTAGGTAATTTACCAACTATTTTTGTTCTTGATGCACCTGCTGCTATTGCTTCTCTAATTGAAAGTTGGCTTAAATAACTTCTGTAAGCCATTTGTTTAAAAAACTCATCACCTGCTGTTAAAGCTCTTAAAGGAGTTCTTATAGTTCTTGCAACTTTACTTGTACCTAATGATTTTGTAGCCGTATCAAATTTTGTGCTTCCACCAAATAAAATACTATCCTCATCATTAAATGCTTTTTTCATATAAGATACAGCATCAGCTAAATAAGTTTTGTAACCACCCATAATTGCTGAACCTACTTCGTACTGTGCTTTAACTTGTTTTGCTGTTGCAGGGTCTAATCCCCAAGTAAGTTTTGAACCAATCATTAAATCAATTGGTTTTAAATACATATTAACACCTGTTGAAACAGCATTAACTACTTGTGTTTTAGGTAATGATAATACTGCTGACATCCATAATTCATTAGCCATATTCCAACCTTTGTTTTTAAAGATTGCGCCAAGAACTCTTTGAACAACATTTTTATCTTTAGTCATTGATATAGCTTTCTTAAAATCTGCAAAGTTACCATTCCAGGTATCCATGTTTCTAACTAATTTAAGAATTGCATCTGAACCTAAATCATATTCAGTAACAGCATCTTTTAAAACACTTCTTAATCTTAAACCTCTACCAAGATTAGATGTTACTTTTTCATCAAACCTCATTAGTCTCATTAACAATGCTGTTGTCAGCTTCATGTCATTGTCAGTGTACTTACCATCAACATTCTTAACCATTTTATATAAAGCATCTGCTAGGTTTTGTTGAATTTGTTGTGAAGCATACATATACTTCAAACCACTTTGTAATTTATCACCAAGTTGGCCTAACATTTTTGTTGTTTGAATTATATCTCCACCATGTTTTCTTGCCTGGTTTTCAATAATCTTGTCACTCATTACGTCAAATTGTCTTTCACTTCTAACTACTTTTTGTAAAGCTTCTAAAACAATTGTTCCAAAGTTACTGTCTGCGTATGCTCTTGGTGATAATTTAAAATCTAAACTTTCACCTAAATTAGTTCTCCAATCTAAAGTCTTTTTAGTACCTCCACTTTCTACATTTGCTCTTGCACTATTAATAAAACCATCAAATGTATTTATAATCTCTTCATTTAAATCATCGGCTGTAGCTTTTTCTTTTAAGGTTTCAACAGTATCCGCAGTCTTTTGAGTGCCTGCTTCATCTTTAACTTTCTTTAAAAGTTTTTCTGAAGATTTTTTACCAGATGGTGTAAGCTCTGTCGCTTCACCTAATAATCTATCTTCTACTTCTTTTATTCTTGCAGCACTTTCTTTATATAATTTTTCATCTGTAAATCCGTATCTATTAAATTTTATAAATTTGGCTGTATCTATAAAATCAGATTTAAATTTAGAAAATTGTTCTTTTAATTTTGGTGCTTTGATTTCTTGCATTCCTCTACCAACACCTTCAAACAATCCACCAATCATTAAACCTTCTAAAGCATTTTTTAATCTTGCCTCATACCAAGTTTCATCTTTTCCTTCTGATGCTAAATATTCAAATAATGGATTTTGTAATGATGGAAAATTTGTATTAACCATATCAGCAAATCTTCCTGTATTTTCATCGAATGCAATAAGGTCAGCCACCCCACCTTTTGCTAATGAACCTGCAATTTTGCCACCTTTTGTAGTTGCCTTAACAAAGCTTAATGGTTTAGTAGCGTACCAACCAGTCATAAACTGTGAGACACCTCTAGTAAATGCACCTAATTTAGTATCTGCATCATCTACATCGGGTAATTCATAGGCATCATCTTCATCTACTTTACCTAAACCAACATAATTAAGTCCGTCTTCTTTTAATTGTTTTTTACTTTTAATACCTACAATTCCATTGTTTGCATTATCACCAAAGACAACCGCATTTCCCATAAAGCTATCATCATCAGTGCTTTTTTCTTGAATATCTTCAACTAAACCAATTGCTGATTGCGCTGCATCCCTGATACCGCCAACTGCTTGAGTAGGTATATCAGTTATCCAACCTCTTTTATCATCTGTTGGTAAGTCTTCTTTAGGTTTTTCTACTTCAGGTGTTTTACTGCTAGCAGTTTGATTTAAAATTTCTTGCTCAATTTGCTCTTGTGTAAAATCATCTGGAAACACATAAGTCTTTCCGTTTCGTTCTATTGTTTGTGCCATATAATTTAATTAATCCTATTCTGGTAATGTTGGTAAATCTTCTTTAGCAGCTTCTTGTTCTGCTTTACTGACAGGTAATGTTATTCCATATCTATTCGTAATATCTTTTAATAGACCTGATGCATTTTTGAATATTCTACTATTTAATAAAACTTCTCCGATTAATAGTTTTACTTCACCATCTAATCTTTTTTGTTTTTCTCTATTTGATATATTTAAATCTTTTATTTCATTGTAATATTGAATGATGCTTGTTTCAAAATCATTTTTTAATAATGGAATTTCTGTTCTCATAGATGGTACCTGTGCTAATGACGGGTCATCAAAAAAATCTTTTAAATTATTAAAAGGTCTACTTTGTCTAAATAATACATTTTTTGTTAAAATGTCATAGTTACCTGCTGCATTACTAAATCTTTCAAAGTCAGTTGTTGTAAGTTGTCCTGCTTCCATTAATTCTATAGCTCTATCTCTAACTGAATATGGGTCATAGATTTGTAAATCACTTAATTCTAAAATTGCATCAGGACTTGAAGCTGTTGTTCTTTGTGCTTCTTTATTTGCTTTATGTAAACTTGTTAAAAAAGTTTTGTCTCTAGCATTATACCTATCTTTAGCAAACTCATCTTCACCATTTAGTGTTCCTAAAAAATTGTTAATTTCAAATTCTGGATTTTCTAAAGCTTGATAATATTCATCAGTTAATTTTTGATGATTTCTGTCATTGCTAACTTTGTAAAATTTTTCTTCTTTTTCAAAATGTGCAATTTTTTTTTCTAATATTTCATTTTCCATTTGTTGTTTATAAAATTTAGCTCTATTACCTTTTGAAAATTCACCTGTACCTAATTTAAGTGTATCAAGACTATTGACTAATTTTTCTGCATATTCAAAACCTTCTGGAGTGTTTACTGAAGACACATAAGTTTTTAAACCGCTTAGAAACAATTCATTAGCTTCGTATGTATTTTTAGTTAAATCAATATAATCACCTGTTTCTTTTTTTATAAAGGCATGAACAACTTCTATTGATGAATTTTTATCTTGAAAATCTATAAATGAACCTGCGTAATTTATAATTTCTAATTCTTTAGTTTGTTTTTCAATATTGCCTAATCTATTTTTATTATGAGTAAATTCTTTATCGTCTCTGTATTTAGATGTATTTGAAAAAAAAGCTTTGTTTAAAGCGAGTGGGTCATATTTATCTAGGTTATTTTCTTTATAAAATGTTTTGAGTTCATCCTGGTATATACTTTTAAAAGTCTCTTGGTCTGTCATATCAGAGACATTATTCACATAGTATTCATCAAATTTTTTCTGAAAATCTCTAGCTTTTGTAGTTAAATCTAATTCCATCATTTTATTAAAATAATGAGGATTAGCGCCTGCAGGCATTTGTTTGTTTTTAACTAATGTAGCAAAAGCTTCCTTATTAGTGTTGTAATCTTCAACTGCTCTAGCTTCATTTTTTACTCTTTGTTCTGCTTTTCCAATAACATCGTAATTAGCTAAAGTTGGAACAATATTAGATAATGATGTAATTAAATCTCTAACCGCAGGGTTTTGTTGTTCTGCTTGTGGTTTGTAGAATAAATTAAAATCATTTACTACACCTTCAGGTAAAACATATCCTAAATCAAACTGTGGGTCTTTTACTTTCTTTACCATTACATTCTATCCATTTCGTATTCTTCCATATTAAAATCTCCAAAACTGTATTTCTTATCAAGTTCATTAGCTTTAATTTTACTTTTGTAATCATAGTGAGCTTTAGCGTAATTTAATCCTGCTGCCATTCCTGCTGTTACTCTATCAACAGTAGTGACAAAAGTTGTTTGACTTTCATACATTGTATTTAAATTGGAATAATCATTTTGAAATTGTTGTGCATCAAATCTGATATTTCCTAATACTGAGTCTCTGATGTCACCAATATTATTTTGAAAATTATTTAATAAGAATTGATAACTGTTACCTGAAAATCCTCTATCAGATGCTAAGAAAGAAGCTTTTTTAGCTCTAGCTTGTTTTTCTTTTATACTTAATACTTTTAAATTCTTTTTAGTTTTTCTTATTAAGTTTTGCTGTAGTGCAAGTCTTTTGTTTTGAAGATTTTGATTAGCGATTTCGTTCTGTCGGATTTGAGCATTTCTTTGAGCTTTTTGAGCTGCAACAGATTGTTGATACTGCAATGCCGATGAAGCGGCCGCGACTGCTAAAGGGTGACACATTATAATTTTATAAATTCGTAAAATGGTAATTGTTCAATTCCAATATGATTATGTTTTTTAATAAATGTAAAACCCATCCATTTTAACCAACGAATGTGTAATTCATTTCTTGCATCAACATAATTATGAAGTAACTGAAAATTATTTTTTAATACTTTAAATACTCCTTGGCAGTTCTTTAAAAAAGAAACTGATATTTTTTTAAGGTCTGGAGTACCAACCATCCATATAGAACCTATTAGTCCATTAGGTACTACACCTAACATTGCTACAATTTTATTATTTTTATCACAAATGACTAAAGGTACCTGACTGTGTTTTAAACCATGAATTAAAGATAATAATGGAGGTAAGCCAGATGCAGCTTGTATCTCTCTATAATCTTCTTCTCTAAGATTTTCAGCTAGATATAAACAATCTTGTTCAGTAGCTAATCTTAAATGTGGTTTAATTACTTCTTGATTGGGATACATAATATCCTTCCCACTCTGCATTTACAAAGTTTGAAGGTAGATGTGAATTATTATATAATTCAACAATTAAATTTTCGTTTCTACTTTGAACAGCAAAATTAAAAAAGCCATCTTCTAAATTAACTGTCCCTGATGAACCTGTTCCTAAAGTTAATGCTGTAAATGTATATATGCTAGTATCTCTAGCAAGCGGTGTTACAAATACTTGAAAATGGCCTGTGTTATCATAAGAAACAGTCCAGTTTCTAATTTGTAATCTACCTTCTCTAATTCTTGTTCTTGAACCATTGCCACTACTAGTTTGACCTAGCGCTAAGTATTGTTGTGAAAATCTATAACGAAAATCATATTGAACACCTATAAAAAAGTTTAAAGATGTTATGTCACCACTAACAATTACATCATTACCACTTTTGTTTAGTACGGGAAATTCAACGCCTGGTGTATTTAAACCGCCTTCTCTACCTACAACTTTAATTTGATATTGAAAATCACCTGCTTGAACCGAGTATGGTAAAGTAATTGTAGTTTGATTTGTTACTGAATTGTATGATGTTATAACATTAGTATTATCTAACTTTCTATCCAAATAAGTTAAAAAAGTTGCACCAGGGTCTACAGCCGCAGGCGCACAATCTATTTTTTCTAAAAATACACCATCACTACTTCTATTGGTAATTATGTATAAATCTGTGCCAATAAAATCTACATTTAAAATAATTGTACCACTATCTCCAAAAGGTAAATCACCTATTGTCCATTTATGCCAAGCACTTTGTAGTCTTCTACCATCAGATACAAACCATTGATAAATATATAAACAATTAGAATAAGAACCATCAGAACTAAGTGCTACTAAAATATTTTCATTAGATGCATTTGCAAATTTAAATAAATCTTTTGGAATATATTTAGGTACACTAGCTGTTATGTCTTCACCTTGGTTAGTTTCACCATCAGCTTCAACATACATTTCTCTTACACCAGAATAATCTCCTTTATCAAATGCAAAGAAAATATTTGTACCAGAACCAACTGGTTTTATTTTTTTACTATTTTCAAATTCTGTTGTTACAGTTACGTTTACATTGTTAGGTGTTAATGAAGCTCCACCTTGTAATACAAACTGTGTTTGGTCTGAAAATAAAATTAATTTTTCATCAAATGCTGTAGCGTGGTTAAGTATGGAAACTTTACTGTGACTTACGTTAATATCAATAATATCTGTATCTAAACTATCTGTAACTGTTTGATTAAAAAATTCAAAGAACTCTCCGTTCCTTGTCATTATAACATTTTCATCAGCCAAAA